GCCCAGAACGTCACGGACATGTCCGGCGCCCTGTTCGGGGCTGGCGCGTTCGCTGCCCTGGCCAAGGGCGGCCTGATGGGCAAGGGCGCGGCCGGCCTCATTGGCGGGTCCGCCGTCCTCGGTTCCCAACAGTTGATGGCGGAGGGCCGCGACGACGTCGTGTTCCCGAGCCGACCTCTGCAACGCCTCGAAGCACCGGCTGCGCGACCGGCACGAACGGTTCTCGGACTCCGAGGTGCTGAGCCAGACCGTCGCGTCCTGCCCCACCGGGAACCTCGCCCACTCGTGGGAGGTCCACGGCGACGGCACCAGCTACGACGGACGGGACTTCGCCGACCAGGTGATCGCCGAATGGAACGCCTGGCTCCAGGCCAACGGCCTCGATCGGACCTCGGCCTGCATCGCCTCGGGGAGCTGCCGCCTAGCGCCCTGATCATGGCCGGATGTGTACTCGGTGCTCGCCGACATCGCTACCGTCCTCGGTATCGACGACCAGGCCCACAGCGAGGTCCTGTGTGCACGCCTGGCAGCGCATCGGTTCCAACGTCTGGACGGTCGGCGTCGCCGACTCGACGGGCCCCGCCGGGGCGATCGTCGTGGCAGTGGTGGCCCGGGATGTGGCGTCCCGGGCGCCTGCCGACCCTTCTGACTGGCTCACGCGACGGCCTGCGTGACGCCGAGCAGCTCCAGCAGGTCCGCCGTGATGACCCGGTCGGAGTTCCCGATACGGAGGATGCGGACCGGGAATGCGCCCGTCCGGATCAGCTCGTACCCCTTCGTGCGCCCGATGCCGAGCGCACGGAACGCGACGAGTGGACCGACGGTCGCTGGCAGGTCGAGAAGCTCGTCGCGGCTCATGCCTGACATGCGATCAACTCCTGTTGTCTCATGAGATGACAGTCATGCCGAGGTTGGGCGCAATCTGCCATCTGTTCAGATCATGACTCCGCTCATCGCAAGATGTCAAACCGGGCCACATCTGCGTGCTACTGTCAGCTGGTGAGACAAGAGGAGTGGTCAGTACGGCTCGTGCGCGTCATCGCGCAGGAAGTCCGCAGGCACCGCGACGCGCAGAAGATCAGCGCTCAGCAGCTAGCCGATCGGTGTACCGATCTGGGGCTGCCCATCAAACGGTCGGTGATCGCGAACCTGGAGACAGGTCACCGGGAGACCGTGACCGTGCCGGAACTCCTCGTTCTGGGCGCGGCGCTCAACGTGTCGCCGGCGCTGCTCGCTATCCCGGTGGGACGTTCCGAATCAGTCGAGATCCTCCCCGAGCTCGACGTCCGGGACCGCCCAGGTCAGCCCCGGTCCCGGGTTGCAAGCGGTCCCGGGTCAACCCGGGACCGCCGATGAACCGGGACCGCCATCTACCTGCGAAGTCCCGGAAGTCCCGGGAGTCTCACGGGAAAGCAGGTCCGCATGACTGGGTCCCGGCGCCGCTCCCCAGCGCCGGGCGACGACCCCAACGCCGCCATCCAGGCAGTCCAGCTCGACGCGATCCTGACCGATCCGAACGCCGCCGCGATCGTCGAGGGCGTCCGAGCTCGGACACCGACCGCGCTCCGCGACCAAGGCGACGCGGCGGCGTTCGACCTCTTCACCCGCCTCGACCGTCACGCGCTGCGCACCACCGGCACCCACGCCCAACAGCTCCGCCTCGCCGACGTCCCCGACTGGTTTCGGCTCGGACTCGCCGCCGAGGTGTCCCGCTGGGTCAACGGCACAGTGGCAACCTGCGGGTGGCGGGCAGCTGGGGCAGCCGGCGTACTCGTCGCTGTCGAGTGGCTCTGCGGTCATGTCGCGGTTCCCGTCCCCCAGGGTGTTCCAACCTGTTGGGTTCGGCCCGAGCTCACCTGGCGTTACCGAACATGAGCGCGCCGGCACCGGCCTGATACCTCAACTTCATTGTCGCTGGTCAGGGGGTCGCTGTGACAGGACCCGAACTGGTGGAGGCGTCACCGGAGAAGCTGGCTCGCCTGCAGCGGATGCGCGCCGAGCTTGCCGAGCTGGAGCGGAAGCTGGCGGCGAAGGCCCCACCTCGCCCTCGGCCGTGGCACGAGCAGGCCCGCCCCGAGCAGCTGCCGCCGCCGGGGGACTGGGACATCTGGCTGTACCTCGCCGGCCGCGGCTGCGTCGCCGCTGGCACGTTGATCTATCTGCCGATCGAGGACCGGCACGTCCCGGTCGAGGATCTCGCCCGCGCTGGCCGGTCGGTGACGGTGCTGTCGCTGACCCCGGACGGGCCGCTGCCGGCGGAGACCGCTGGCGCGCCGTTCGTGAAGGGCCACGCCGAGCTGTACGACGTGGTGTTCAACGACGGGTCCCGGATCACGGTGACCGACGAGCACCGGTTCCTCACCAGGTGGGGCTGGTTGCCGCTGCCCGCTGTCGGTGTGGGTCTGTTGCAGGTCGCGGCGGGTGCCCCGTCGAATGTGCCGGTTCCCTGGCGGGGCGCGCCAGAAGGGTCGCGTTGGTCGTGGGGTGCGCACCGGCTCCGCGGTATCCGGCCGGAGAAGACGCCGCTGGTCGACGCCGAGGGTGTCAAGTGGGTGTACGTCTCGTCGATCACCCCGGCAGGGCGTGGCGCGTTCTACGACCTGCGGGTGCCGGGTTGGGACAACTACGCCGCGAACGGGCTGTGGCACCACAACAGTGGCAAGACCCGGTCGGGTGCGGAGTGGGTTATCGAGCAGGCCGCTCGCACCCCGGATTCGGAGTGGGCGGTTATTGCGCCGACGTGGCGTGACTGTCAGAAGGTGTGTTTCGAGGGCTCGTCGGGGCTGGTCAGGTCGTTGCTGCCAGGTGAGTTCGAGTCGATGAACATGTCAGCCCTGCAATTGCGCCTCACCAACGGGTCGCGCATTTATGGCTATTCAGCGGATAGGCCGGACCGTTTGCGCGGAGCTAACCTTTCCGGTGCGTGGATCGACGAGATTGCCGCGATGATCCATTCCGAGGATTTGATGGGCGAGGCTTTGATGCCCGCCCTTCGTATCGGTGAACACCCCCGCGTCATGATCACTACGACGCCGCGGCCGGTGAAAGTCATCAAGGATCTTGTGGCCCGCACCGACGGCTCCGTGGTGGTCGTCCGCGGTACCACCTGGGACAACGCCGCCAACCTGTCAAAGACGGCCCTCGCCGCGCTCCGCGCCCGCTACGAGGGCACCCGGATGGGTCGGCAGGAGCTTGAGGCGGAAATCCTCGAGGACGTCGAGGGTTCGTTGTGGTCCCGCAACGTCCTCGACGAGACCCGCGTGGACGCTGCCCCGCACCTGGTGCGGATCGTGGTCGCGATCGACCCGGCCACCACGTCGGGGGAGAAGTCGGACTACACCGGCATCATCGTCGCCGGCAAGTCGGCCGACGGGCAGCTGTACGTGCTGGAGGACTGCACCCTCAAAGGGTCGCCACATGCGTGCATGGTGGCCGCGGTCGACGCCTACAACCGGTGGCAGGCCGACCGCATCGTGGGCGAGGTCAACAACGGCGGCGACTACATCGAATCGCTGCTGCGCACCGTCGACCCCAATGTGCCGTACAAGACGGTCCGGGCTACTCGCGGGAAGACGGTGCGGGCCGAGCCGATCGCCGCCCTGTGGGAACAGGGCAGGGCGCACATCGTGAAGGTCCTCCCGCAGCTCGAGGACCAGATGTGTTCGTTCAGTCTGGAAGGCGCGACGGGTGAGCACGACGACCGGGTCGACGCGCTCACCTGGGCCGGTGTCGAGCTCGCGGTCGGCGGGTCGGCGATGACCTACCTGTCGGCGATCAGCAGGGTCTGCCCCAGCTGTGACATGCCGAACCGCAAAGTCGATGCGCAGTGCCGTGGTTGCGGCCATGAACTACCGCAGGTCGCCTGATCCCCAGCCAGGCGCCCGACACAAGATCGGCCGGTCTCCCGCTGGAACGAGAGACCGGCCGTAACGCCCCAGCCCCGGGCAGTCCTCCACGATCACCCAACCAGAAGCAGCGACCAGGCTACCAGCCGCCGATAACTGTCCGATCTGAAGCAACCTGCGCCGGGGGTGACACGTCGTGGCCCGTCGCCGCCGCAACCCCCGCCCACCTGGTCCTGCTGTGACCCCGACGCCGCGGGCGCAGGTCGAGGATGTGCGCGCGGTCATCCGCGACGAACTGTCGAAGGCGCTCGCGCTGCCGCCGGGAGCTCGCGCGACGGAGATGTCACCCGGCTACATGAACTCGCTGCAGCAGCGACGTGTCATGAACCGGCAGTCGGCCCCGCTGGCTCGTGGCCCGTTCAACAATGTGGCGTTCGGGCCGGGTGAACCACTCACCCCCGGCGTGATCGACCCACTGTTGGCGTCGGGGCGGCCCGCGCCGCGCCGCTACGACTACCAGGTGTCGCAGAACCTGAACACCACCAGCAGCAAGCTGGTGCCGTGGACGGTTCTGCGGGACGCAGCCGACCAGGTCAGTGTGGTGCGGTCATGCATCGAGGTCCGCAAGTCGGAGATGACCGGGCTCGAGTGGAGCTTCGGCGTCAACAGCGCACGGGCAAAGCAACTCGCCGAACGCACCGGCGAAACCCGGCGTGCCACCACCGCCGATCTGCAGGACCGCTACGCCGACGACATCGAACGCCTGCACCGCTGGTGGACGATGCCGGACCGGATCAACCGGTGGTCCTTCTCGGAGTGGCTCGGCGCCCTGCTTGAGGACCAGCTGGTCATCGACGCTGTAGCGGTGTACCCGCACCTGACGTTCGGTGGACAACTGCACTCGGCAGAGCTGATCGACGGCGCCACCATCAAGCCGCTGCTCGACCACCGGGGAGCGACACCGCAGCCGCCGCTGGCCGCCTACCAGCAGATCCTCCAGGGCTTCCCTCGCGGGGACTACACGGCGACACCGGCGGACACGCCGGACGCCGAGTTCACCTCAGCGGTGTACGGGATTATGCCGGGCGAGTCGGTGCCGACGGACGCGCTGATCTACAAGTTCCGGGGTCGCTCGACGGGGCGCGGACCGTACGGGTTCTCCTGCGTCGAGCAGGCACTTGCCGATATCGACTTGTGGATGAAGCGGTTCGACTGGCTGCGCAGCGAGTTCTCCGCCGGCGTGACCCCGGAGATGCTCGTCAACGTCGATGCCCCGCTCACACCGGAGCAGCTGCGCGAGTGGGAGTTCGTCTTCAACGACGACCTGTCAGGCCGCAGCGCGGACCGGCATCGGGCGAAGTTCCTGCCGGCCGGGTTCATGGCTCAATTCCCCGGCAGCTTCGACGCGAAGTTCTCCAGCGACTTCGACTTCCACCTCGTCCGCCTGATCTGCGCCGCCTTCGACGTCCTCCCCACCAGCATCGGGTTTACGCCGAACCAAGGAACCGGCGCCCTGAACGGAGCCACGGAGCAACAGCGCGGCGAGCGCGTGTCCCAGCTGCAGCGGGCGACGAAACCGACCGCTCAGTGGGTCACGGACCTGATCAACGAGATCTGCTACGCCTACCTCGGGATGCCGCCGGAGATCACGTTCCGCTTCCACGGCCTGGACGAGGACGACGAGGAGCGTGAAGCGGGCCTGCGCACCAAGTACCTCGGTGCTGGCGCGAAGACGCTAAACGAGGTCCGCGACGAGCTCAACCTTCCGCGGTACCAGTTCCCTGCGGCAGACCAGCCGTACCTCATCACCCCGACTGGCCCGGCGTGGATCAACGTCGACATTCAGCCCGTCGGGATCCCCGGCAACCTCCCCTCCCGCCCGGCCGACGCCGACGAGCCTCGTCCTGCACCTACGGACGAGGAACCCCCGGCGACTCCGCCGCAGGACGCGGCGAAGGTCGCTGAGGCGGGTGCGTTCCGCAGGTGGTCGCAGAAGACCCGCGGCAACCGCAAGTTCGAACTCCACCACATCACCGCGGACGAGCTCGAGGTGTTCGGGATCGAGCCGGACCTGGTCAAGGCCGCGGCAAGCCCGGGAAAAGCTTGTGGCCCGCATGGGCCTGGCAGGTAGATCAGCGCACCGCCACCTACTGGGCCGACCAGCTCGTCGCCGACATCGACATCGACGCCGACAAGCTCGCCCGCGCCTGGCTGGCCGCACAGGGCCAAAAAGCCCTGCTCGGCACGGCGGTGGCGTGGTTGAAGCGCCGCGCCCTCGGCCTCGCCGAACCGATCGGCCGCACGGTGCGGGGCGCTCTGTTCGACGGCTGGCGTATCGGCACCAGCGCCTCCGAAGAAGCCGCCGGCGTGGAGCAGTCCACGGCGACGAACTGGTCGAGGTGGAAACCCGGCGGTCCCACGACTGAGGCCGGTAAGGATCTGCAGCGCTTGTTGGACGACGCCGAGGTGACGATCAAATCGATCGAAGCCAACCGCATCGACGACCTCGCCAAGATCCTCGCCGACGGCCTCGACGCGGGCGGTGATGTCGACGAGATCGCCGACAAGATCCGGCCGCTGTTGAAGGACCCGCAGTGGGCCCACACGATCGCGGTGACTGAGACCTCGCGGGCGATCGCCGCGGCTGCGCACGCCACGTACGCCCAGTACGGGATCACGAAGATGTCGTGGCAGACAGCCGCTGACGACGCGTGCGGGCCTTGCTTGGCGAACGAGGCTGCCGGGCTGATCG